GAACTACGTGCAGCCGCTGATGTACCACAAGGAAGCGTTCCAGTTCGTCACGGCTGACCTGCCGCTGATGGACGACGCGGCCAAGTGCGTGCGTCGCGTGCAGGACGGTCTGAGCATGCGCGTGTGGCAGGCTTCGGACATCCGCAACGACGAACTTCTGATGCGTATCGACATCCTGTATGGGATGGCCGCGCTGCGTCCGGAGTGGGCGTGCCGCCTGTCGGGCCTCTACAACGTGTGATGACTGCGGGGGCTTCGGCCCCCGCTCAACTGGAGATTGATTCATGGCTACTTACGAACGAATTGACTACGGCTCGGATGACGGTTCTGTGTGGGGCGGTTCCGCCTCGGACAAAATCGGCTTCTACGGCAAGGTGCCCGTCGTCCAGCGCCCCTACACTTCGGCCGTTCACGCGACGGCCGGCATTGCCACCTCTTCGAGCTTCGGCGCGACGCAGTTGGCAGCGGTGCAGGAAATTCAGAAGACCCTGATCGCCCTGGGCGTCTGGGCGACGGCGTAAATGCCGAAAGTCGCCTTCTGCGTTCCGACGCTGACCAAGCCATATCAGGCGTGTCTTGATAGCTTGGCGGCGTCGATCCCGCTGATTCAAGCGGCGGGATGGGATGACGTGATGGTGTCCGAAGTCGGATGCCCCTACGTCTCCCACGCAAGGGCGACGATGCTGCGCAAGGCGCTGGATGCCAAGGCGGATGTGATTGTCTTCATCGATCACGATCTGTCATGGCGCCCGGCTGACTTGCTGAAGCTAATTGAGACTGAAGGGCATGTTGTGGCGGGCTTGTACCGCTTCAAAAAGCCCGAAGTCGAGTACATGGGCGCCCTGTTCCCCGGCATTGACGGCAAGCCAGTCGTGCGCGGTGATGGGGCTCTCTCTGCGCATTCTGTCCCCGCTGGGTTCCTGAAGATCACATCGCGCGCTGTGCATGTGTTCATCGAGGCTTATCCAGAACTGACGTATGGGGACAGGTTCGCGCCCCATGTGGACCTGTTCAACCACGGCGCACACAAGGGCGTCTGGTATGGCGAGGACTACGCATTCAGCCGCAACTGGCGTGACGCTGGCGGGGAGATTTGGGTTGTTCCCGATCTTGACCTGACGCATCACACGCACGGCGAAGCGTTCCCCGGCAATTACCACCGATTCCTGCGCGCGCAACCTGGGGGCTCAGACCATGTTCCAAGTGCTTGAGCGTGACGGGCAGTTGATGCCGGTCTACTCGAAATCTGATCTGGAATACATGCAGCGCAAGGGCTGGAAGCCGCGCGTGCAGCAGGTTGCCGCGCTACTGAAGGCGCCCGAGCCCGTGAAGCCCGAGAAACGCAAGTACACCCGCAAGGCCAAGGCATGACAACGGCTCTCGATCTCATCACTGATGCGCTCTTGGAGTTGGGCGTTGTCGGCGCGGGTGATACCGTGAGCCCGGAAGATGCGGCGTTTGGCTTGCGCAAGCTGAATAGCCGGCTTGAGGTGTGGAGCAACGCGCGGCTTACGTTCCCCGTGCTTCAAGAGTTGAGCGTGACGCTTACGGGCGCTGCGAGCTACACGCTTGGGCCTGGTGGTTCGCCTGCGGTGTCCCGACCGTTGAGCATTGATCACGCTACGGCGATTGACTCCGGCGGGCTGGAATACCCTGTCGGCGTGCTCGATCAAAACCAATGGGACGGCATCGTTCAGAAGGACGTAACCGGCGGCCCGCCTGATTACGTGTGGTATCGGGCCGGCAACACAAACGGCACGGTCTACGTCTACCCCAAGGCCACGGGCTACACGCTGAAACTAGACGTGCAAGGTGTGCTGGCTAGCTTCGCTGCCACGACGACATCGGCAACGCTGCCGGAAGGCGCGGCGGTGGCTTTGCACCTCGCGCTGGCCGACGACATGGCCGCAGCCTACGGCAAGACCACGCCGCCGGATGTGCGGCGCCGTGCTGCGGGGGCGTTGCACGCTTACAAGCGCACGAACCATGTGCCGATCCGCTCCGAGTCGTTCCCGGCGCGTCAAAGCTACATAGAACGCGGTTACTAGCGTGGCCTTGCCCTTCGTTGGATCGTCTTACGAAACGTTCGACGGGGACGCTAGCCGTTCGCGCTCCGTCAATCTGTACCTAGCCGCGATGGAGTCGCCGTCTAAAGCGCAGTTCGTGCTGGCGGGCGTGCCGGGTCTTATCCAACGCGCTACGGCCGGGGCAGAGGTCCGAGGGTGCGTTGACGCTGGCGGCCGGGCTTTCTTCGTCGCTGGTGCCACGCTGTACGAGCTGGCGAGCGATTGGACGCTTACGAGTCGCGGCACTTTGAGCGCCAGCACCGGGCCTGTCAGCATGGCGTGGGGCCTGTCGCAGCTTGTCATCGTGGACAACCCGCGCGGCTATGTCCTGCGGCTGGCGTCGAATGCTTTTGAAGCCATCACGGATGAGGACTGGCCCGGCGCGTCAAGCGTGGACTACCTGAACGGGTTCTTTACCTTCGTCGTGCCTGGTGGGCAGCAAGCCTACGTGTCGGCCATTGACGACGCGACGACGATTGACGCCCTTGACTACGTGAGCGCAGAGCGGGTGCCGGATGATCTCGTCGGGCAGGTCGTGGTGTTTGGTGAGCAGTGGCTCCTGGGCTCGCAGTCTTCCGAGGTCTGGAGCGCATCGGGCGCCGTGTCGGCCGATTACCCGTTCAGTCGCAACAACGGCGCCAATAGCGATGTCGGGTGCCTGGCGGCTTTTTCCGTCGCGCAGCTTGACAATGGATTCATGATGCTGGGACGGGACCGCAACGGCGGCGGCATGGTGTACCGGGCGAACGGCCTGCAGCTTCAACGAGTGAGCACGCAGGCTGTGGAACAGGCGCTATCGGCCAGCACGGACCTGGCGGCGGCGGTGGCGTGGGTCTATCAGCAGGACGGGCTGACGCACTACTGCCTGAACGCGCCCGGGGTGGCTTCGACGTGGTGTTTCGAGGCATCGACCGGGCAGTGGTACGAGCGGTGCGATTTGGACGGAACCGGTGAACTGGCGCAGGGCCGGGTGACGCATTGCATGTATGCGCACGGGCGGACTGTCGGCTTTGATGCTGACGGCTACGTGTACGAACTGAGCCGCACGACGTATACCAATTCCGGTGATCCGTTGGTGAGGATGCGCGTGTCTCCCAACGAGGTGACGCCTAGCCGGGATCGGCAATTCTTCGCGGAGTTCGTCGCCGATCTGACGACGGGAGAAAGCCCGCAGGGTGCCGAGTATTATGCTGAACTGAGCTACAGCAACGACGGCGGCAAGACTTGGGGCAACTGGATTGCTCGCAGTGTCGGCAAGGTTGGCGAGTATTTCCCTCGTCTGCTGTGGACGCGGCTGGGTATGGCCCGTGATCGCGTGTGGCGCCTGCGGTACTCCGGCAATACCGCCTTCAACATCGTCTCGGGGCAGGCGCGATGAGCAGCATTAGCGCCGAGACGAAGAATCTGCTTCTGGCGGGACTGTCTCCTGACACGGCCAGTTTGCACACCGCGTTCCCCGGGACAACCGGGGCAAACGAGTGCAGCGGAGGAGGGTATGCGCGGCAGTCTGTGGCATTTGGTGCTGCGTCAGGTGGCATCCGCACGCAGACCGGATCGGCCATCTTCAGCGTGTCGGCGCAAACGGTGCTGTGGATCGGCTACTGGGCCGGGTCAACGTGGCTTTATGCCTGCCCTGCAGGCGGTGCGAGTCCAAAGAACTTCACCGTTGATCCGCCGAATGACACGATCAATTCGCCCTTGCACGGGTGGAGTGATTCGCAGAAGGTGGTGATCTTCAACGGTACGGCGCCTGCGGGTACTGACGAGGGGCAGATTCTCTACGTCAGGGATTCGGCGTCTAACACCTTCAAGGTGTCCGCATCAGACGGCGGAACAGCCATCGACATGACCACGGCGCCTAGCTGGGGTGCGGTTATTGCGGCCATCACGGAGTACGTCTATCCGGGGAGCGGCACGTTTTCGCTTGAGTCGTCAACTATCGTAATTCCAGACTAAGGGGCCATCATGGCAGCAGGCGCGGTAACGCTCTATTCGATCAACAAAGACGATCTCAACATCAATGATTTGGTGGGCGCGACCGTCAACCTTGCATTGGTGACGAGCAGCTACACGCCCGACGTGACCGTGACGGGGCACAACGAATGGGCCGATGTGTCTGCAAACGAGATCACGACGGCCGGCGGCTACATAACAGGCGGGCAGGCGCTGACAAGCAAAGTTGCAACGTCGATAACGGGCGGCTTCAAGTTTTCCAGCGCTTCGCCGACGTGGACCGCCTCGGGCGGAAGCATCGACGCATGGCGGTACGGCGTCATCTATGTCGTGGGTTCGCTGTGGGGGCTGACCAATCCGGTCATCGGCTACTTTGTTGGCGATTCGACGCCAGCGAACATCCCGGCCACGACCGTAGGAAATACGCTCACGGTGACCGTGCCGTCTGACGGCTGGTTTGACGCGGTGTAGGCGTGAGCTTCGCATTCCTCGACTCCACGGCCCGTACAGCCTGGGGCAATGCCACCACGCAGACGGGCCAGCTTGCGGCCTTCCGCGCGCTGTGGTCGGGTGACGTGTCGGTGCGCTACTACACCAGCGGCGGGACGCACCTGGGCACGGCCACGCACAGCGGCTGGGATGCCATCGACACCAGCACCACGCCCTACAGCGTGACCCTGGCAGGTCGGCCCGCATGGTCGCGCCTAGCCGATGGCACGGCGGCCTACTGCATCGTTGCGGTGCCCGGTGGCGCCGACATCATCCGGGCCGATGCGTCTCTTGCGGATGCGGTGAGCGCGAGCACGGGCGTGGTGAACCTCGACGACGCGGCAGGGGCTGCTGGGCTGCGGATCAACGCGACGGCATCGCTGCCGGCGCTTGATCTGCCGACATGGTTGCAAGGCGCTGCAATCAACGAGTGGGTGGAGATCAGCGGCACCAGTGGCGCAGGCGGCTCGGCCGTTGATGCGTTCAGCGGCCTGGGGGTGCGCGAGAACACCGCCGAACTGTTCATTCTGGCAGCTGGCGGCCACTTCAACAGCAGCGACAACCGCGCAATCAGCTTAGACCTGACGGCCAGCGCGCCGACGTGGACACAGCGCATTGCCGCAAGCAGCAGCGTGCAGCAGGACGTGCCGTTCTACTCGGACGGCAAGCCCAGCAGCCGGCACACCTACTACACGACGCATTGGGTGCCGCACCACAGCCGCATGATGCTGGTGGGTGCGCCATACGTCTACGGCACGGCGGTGAGCTTTCAGGACGTGACCGGGTACAACCCGGCCGGCCCATCGTGGGATGCTGATAGCACCTACAGCGACACCCCGGCGGCTGGCGTGTTCGGCGCGGTCAAGGACGGCGACGGCAATATTTGGTCCGAGGCTGGCGCGCGCAAGTGGGACGTTGCGACCGATACATGGTCTACGGCCATCAGTCCACCCGGCAACGAGACGACTCAGGTACGCTTCCCCTGGGCCTATGACTCCCTGCGAGATCAGCTCTTTGGACTGTGCCTGGCGGATGGACAGGGCTTCACAGGCTGGGGCACGAATCTGCGCGCGGTGAAAATGTCATGCGCCGGAACGCCTACACAGGTGGCGGTGACGTTCAACGCCAGCGCTGCTCTCGATGACCTGATCGCCGACGACCCGCAGTACGCTGGCATGGACTACGACGCGGCGAATGACCGCTTCCTGTTCTACGACGGATACAGCACCCGTGCCGGCCGTTGCTACATCGTCACACCCAACAGCGGCACAACTTGGGATGTGAGCGTACTCACGCTGGGCGCGGGCAGCGCCACGCCGCCGAGTACGCCGGGCACCAAGGGCATCAACTTCAGCGGCATTTGCTCGCGATTCCGCTACATCGATCTTGGTAGCGTCAAGGGCTTCGTATTGCTGCCCCAGGCGTCCAGCAACTTGTATTTTCTGAGGACAGCATGAGTGTACGCCTCAACGGCTCCACAGGTTATCTGGTGCTCAACGCCGGAATCGTCACATCGCTGCCGTTCTACATCGCGTTCTACGCCAGCCGCAACAGTGACACCGGCACCACTCAGATGTGGGCGGCGCAGTCGCAGGCATCTTCCGACAAATACGCCTACGTCGCCTGCCTATCAAACGGCAATGCTTTGTGTGGGTACGGGTGGACGGGCAACAGCGACGGCGCTACCAAAGTCGGGCCGACCCTCAACGCAACGATGCGTGTCGGCCTAGGCGCATTTCAAGCTGCAGGACGGCAGCTTTGGTACGGGGATACAACAGAGGGCGTAAGTACAAATGCTGGCACCGATCAAGTATCAAGCCACGACACCTTCACGATTGGGGCCATACTGCTGAACGGCGGCGCTGCGTCGTCATTCGCAAGCGCTGATATTGCCGAAGTCCACATTTACACGGGCACGCCAACTGACAGCGACTACACGGCGTTTGCCGCCGCAACGTCATCCGGCAACTACCCCGAAAACCTGCCCAACTGGGTTGATGGGTGGAGGCTCGAAGACACCACCGACCTGACGAGCATTGGCGGTACTCGCACGCTGACCCTAAATGGCGGTGTTACAAATGTCGGCTCGCATCCATTTGCGCTTACGCTGGGCGGCGGCGGATCGTCCACCACGCCACCGCCGTTCCCTCGTTTCAACTACGCAATTCTCAACCACTGACAGGAGCCCAACATGGCCCGCACTTACGCAGTCACATTCAACGCGGTTGCCGTCACGGTGGCCTGCGATCAGTTCGAGATCACCCCGGCCGATGACAAGCCGTGCGAGATCGTCGCCATCTACCTGTCTCAGACCACGGAGGCTGGTGACGCGATGGACGAAATGCTTGGCGTTCAGATCATCCGCGGGTTCACGTCCAGCGGCAGCGGCGGGAGCGCGGCGACGCCTGCACCCATGTTGCCGGCCGACACTGCCGCTGGCTTCGCGGCCGAGGTGAACAACACCACGGTTGCCACCACGGGCACGACGACGACGCTGCACAGCGACGCCTTCAACGTGCGCGCCGGCTGGTGCTACATCCCGCCGCTGGATGCGCGTCCGGTGGTCAACCAGGGCAACACGTCGCTGGTGGTGCGCACGACGGCGCCGGCTGACTCGGTGACCTTCAACGGCACGATGATCGTGCGCGAGCTGGGCTGATCGGGGCAGCGCGTGGAACAC